CAAAAACTCGTGATTTTTGTGTGGGACCCCTGGATTACCATATTGTTTTTCGAATGTATTTTTACCAATATATAGTGGCGATGCGTGCTTCTCATGAGGTGTGTCCCGCTAAAGTTGGTATTAATCCTGTTGGACCTGCGTGGACTAGATTGGCAAGGAGAATGAAGCTAACAGGGAGCTGTTTTGCTGGTGATTACTCTAAGTTTGATAGAACGCAGAGGCCTGAAATGATGAACTTGTTTGTCAGATCAGCTAATAAATGGTATGGTGATTCAGAGGAGAATCAGAAGATCAGGGAGCTCATCTTCGAGGACTATGTACACCGGATAGCAATATTTGGAAACTCAGTCTTCGAGATGTATGGTGGAAATCCATCAGGAGGAACGGCAACTAGCGAGGTGAACTGCTGTGTGAATGTGGGAGACATTTTCTCAGGATTTTGTTTCCTATATGACGATTATCTTGCTGGAGGAGAATATGTTTTGGAACATCTAGAGCATAGTGGAGCTCCTCAGGAAGTTATTGATGATTGGATTGAAGCTTGCCAGACCTTCGAATGTGGAGGAACGGCCGAAGAAGTTTTCGACGCTTTCATTGAGATAGCAGTCTATGGGGACGATGTGGATATCGCTGTAGATGACAGTTTGGGAAAGTTGTTTAACTTCTACACTTACCAACTGTTCCTTGGAATGTATGATATCACATTCACACCAGAGTCGAAAGACACTTCGGGGAAACCACCACCCCTACGACCACTTGAGGAGACGACCTTCCTTAAGAGAGGTTTTAAACCACACCCGACCAGATCAGGACTGATCTTGGCACCACTCGATGCAGACACCATTCGAGAGGAGATAAACTGGGTAAGGTCGAAAGACAACATTGTTGAGTTGATGGATCAGATCTTAGGAACTGTTCTTAGAGACTCGTATCACCACGGACCGGAATTCTTTACGGAAATGAAAAGTAAACTGGAGAGTGCATGCGAACAACAAAAACTTAAACTTCCTATTTTGAACTATAAGGCATTAGATAGGGACTTCATTTCACAATTCTAGAGATAAGGATTAATAGATTTTCTCAGCTTGTAACCACGGCTGTTTCCTTTTCATGAGAACGAGAGTTAAATTATTAGTGTTTACACCGAACATCCTATAGACGTAATCTGAGGATGGGAGGCCTGTAATAATTTGG